AGAAGATTCATCTGCCATCAATATAGAAGATGAAAAGGTAGGAGAAACCTTACAACAATTCTCACAAACACAAAACCGATTATCTAAATTTGCAGAATGGAACGTATAAAGCATGTGGACTTTGATAGGTACACTCATTTCGTGGATGCTGTCACAAGCACTCCTAGTAAGGATTTTAAATCTCTTGTTGATCGCTTGGGTGAACTTGACAGAGAAGGTGCCAATATTGAACGCCTTACCACTGCTGGTGTTGGGATTAATGCTGAAGGTGGAGAGTTCCTTGAGATCATTAAGAAGATGGTATTCCAAGGTAAACCATGGAACGAAGACAACAGAGAACATCTGATCATTGAACTTGGTGACATCATGTGGTACGTAGCACAAGCATGCATGGCACTCGAAGTATCGTTTGATGATGTGATTGCTACCAATGTTAAGAAACTAGAGAAGCGTTATCCTGAGGGATCTTTTGACGTTTACTTTTCTGAGAATAGGAAGAAAGGAGATAGGTAAGTGGCATTCGACATCCTACCATCTACATTTGAAGAAGCTGGAAAAGCAGTAAAATTTATGAATGAAGCATCTGCTAAAGAAGCATTGCGTTTGTACAGATATTTGCTTCAAAATTATGGAGATGTCGTACAAAATCCTTTAGCATTTGATTCTAGTAAGAAGAATGAATGTAAGATTATAAGGTTGTTAGAAGGTGGATTTACTATAAAACAACTTACAAAAGAATTAAGTCTCACAAAATTGAGACCAGATTTTGGTGATGGTAGTAGAGGAAAAAAAGGAAAGAATAATCAAGGAAGTTTATTTGAGAGAGACATGGAAGTCGCTCTTAACAAATGGATTGATACAAATACTATACAAAACAATAAATACAAAAGTTTTCTCGAAGACATAATAAAATATTATAAGTTAGAAAAATGTCAAAAAATTATTGTAGTTCCTGAGGGTAAATCAAATAAAAAAAGACCAATGAAATTAGTAAGTGAACATTGGGAAGTGGGAACTGCATCATATACTAATGGATATGACATAGGTTCTACTGTTACTGATATAACATTAGATACTGAATGTGATAATGTAAAACGTAAAATATATCTTTCACTTAAAACTAGTGGTACAACCAACCTATCTAATCTTGGATTAAAAACTAATGTATTTCCCGTAGAAGAAGTTAAGGCAGGAAAAATAGAAAAGAAAGAAGGACAAGCATTAATAAGAACTTTTGGTTTGAATGAACAATTTTTATGTGCTACTTTTAATGAATATCAAAATGGAAATAGAAAATATCATCAAGTAGATACTAGACCAGTGTATAATCATCAATTAATAAAGGAACTTATAATGGGATCTCTAGGATATGGTTATCACTATGTGCATTTACAGAGAGGAACAAAAATTAAACATCTAGAAATAGATAAGAATTTTTTAGAAAGAGCATCCACTCCAAGAGATGTAAAAATAAGTTACGGTGGTGACACAGGAGGGAAAAAACGTGTTAATATACATATGGTGACTCCTGTATTTAACATGGTTTTTAACATCAGAAACACAACTGATAAAGGAACTACAGCAGATCCACTTCGTGTGTATCCTGACAAGTTACAGACAAAATATACAATCATAGGTGAGACTGTTGCAACAGGACATAAAGGAGATTCTACAGAAATAGCAGACGATAGTTAATGGCAAACGTAACTCAACTAAAACACCTTGAACATTTGGAAGATGAAATGCTCAACTATGGAGTTGATGGTTGTATAGCGTCTGTTAATTTTCTCAAAGAACTGAGAAAGATGCTTGGATGTGATAACAGTACAGGTTTTATGCAAACTAAATGGGATGGTGCACCATCAGTTGTATGTGGTACTGATCCTAATAGTGGTATGTTTTTTGTTGGAACTAAATCTGTTTTTGCAAAAAATTCTAAGGCATGTTACGATGACGTTGATGTAGATTTATATTATGAAGGAGATCTTGCAGAAAAATTAAAATATTCTTTGAAGTATTTTTCTACTTTAGGTATACAAGGTATAGTTCAAGGAGATTTACTGTTTACTACTGATGTAAAAAGAGAAACAGTTAGTGGAGAGAAATTATATACATTTACACCAAACACTATAACGTATGGTATACCTGTAGATCATCCTATAGGTGTAGCAACAGGTAAAGCAAAGATAGGTGTAGTTTTTCATACACATTATAGAGGTACTGATTTTCAAACTATGCAAGCAGTTGCTGGTGCAAAGGTAAAAGGATCTATTGATGTGTTATCTGTTGATAATGACACTCCAATGGATAGAGTTGGTTTGAATCATTCAGAAGAATTGTTGTTTGATAAGTATGTTGCTAACATAGAAAAAATGTGTGCTGAATCTGGAGACTTTTTAGATGAATTAACCACTCTTTCTGGTACTGCAGGAGATGCTAAATGGCATGTATCTTCATATCTCAAACAGTTTTTCAATAGTCAAATCAAAAATCAAAAGACTATATCAAATACAACAAAAGCACTCGAAGACTTGACTAATTTTTATCATAGTAAGGTAAAACCTCTTGCTGATAAGATAAAAACACCAAAGACACAGGTTGCTAAGAAGAAATTAATATATGATAGTGAAAACTATCTAATCAATAACGCTACAAAGTTCAAATCAATGCTAGGTTTGTACAAAGAGATACAAGAAATCAAGAAATTTGTCATTGATAAACTAGATAAACTAGAAACTTTTAAAACATTTGTACAAACAGACACAGGATATAAAGTCACAGGTCCTGAAGGTTATGTTCTACATAAGAATGGAGACATGATTAAGTTTGTTAATCGTCTTGAGTTCTCATACAATAACTTTACTGTTGCAAAGAAATGGCGTTAGTAACAAAACGATGCTATATGACATTTGGTAGGTTTCAACCACCAACTACAGGACACGAAGCAAACTTTAATAGTGTAAAACGTGCTGCTGGTACAGATGATTATAGAATTTACATTTCTCAGACAGTAGATACCAAAGGAAACAACCCTTTGCTGCCAGATAGAAAATTATTTTACATGAAAAAAATGTTTCCTATACACAAATCTAACATATACAGCGGACCTAGAGATCCAGTAGCAGTTTTGCAAGATATTATGATGGCAGGATATGATGAGTGTATATTTCTTGTAGGATCTGATAGAGTTAACGCTATGCAGTGGATTCATAAATATAATGGAGACGAGTATTCTTTCCGAAAGTTAGACATCGTATCTTCTGGTAGTAGAGACGCAGATGGTGACACATTTGCAGTATCTGGTACTAAAATGAGAAGAGCAGCGTTTGCTGGAGATTTTAAAACATTCAGATCTGGTATACCTACCAGTCTAAAAGAAGATGATTGTCGAATGATGATGATGGAAGTAGCAGCGAATTTACCCGCAAACTATAAATGATAAATTTTAAGAAATTACGAGAACAAGCACTAAGACAAGAGCAAAGACACGAAAAAGGTCTGAGCGAGGGTGATAGTGTCATGTCTTCAAGAACAGGAGTCAAAGGAACTATTCACAGAGTGGGTGGTAACTATGCAATTGTTATATCTGAAGAAGGAAAAATGTTCCGTGAGTGGATTAAGAATGTTAGAGCTATAAATAATACGAGAAGAACCTCCTTGTAAGTAAATGAAGAAGCAAGAAAGAATTAACACCGTCAGAAACAATGATGATTTTTCATCAGGTTTGATGGAACAATATAATAAGTGGATGGGTGGCGATTGCTTCCAAAACACTAACCTACCAGATTTACATTTATCTGAAGCACCTTTTGATGGCATGGATCCACAGTCTAATGGTGCAGAGATAGAGAATACTCTGGTTAAAAAGAAAGGTCCTAAGAAAGAATCACCTAAAGCACAACTTGCTACTAAGGAAGAGTACGAAGTTTTAGAACGTGAAGAGGTAGAGATTGACGGAGAACTATACGTCATAGAAAAGAGAAGATATGCTACTGAAGGTATGGCAGCAGCTCGTGATAACGTTGGTGCTTCTACATGCTGGAAAGGATATAAGGCAAAGGGAACTAAGAAGAAAGGTGGTAAAGAAGTTCCTAATTGTGTTAAAGAAGATGATTTTCATCATCAAAAAGATAAAGATGGTAACACAATTCCACACGAAGATGAGATAAAAGAAGGCAAGAAGGGTCTATATGACAACATTCATGCAAAAAGAAAGAGAGGTGAGTCTCCAGCAAAACCTGGTGATAAAGGATATCCTGCTAAGAATGCATTCAAAAAAGCAGCAGAGTCAGTTGAGCATGTAACAGAGAAGAAGTTAGATCCAGTTGGTAAGGCAGACGCTGATATCGACAATGATGGTGACGTAGATAAGTCTGATAAGTTTTTACACGCAAGACGTAAGAAAGTTAGCAAGATCATTGCTATGTCTAAGAAGAAAAAATGAAATCCTTTAATCAATTCAAAACTGATTCTAAGAAAAGAAAAGAAAAACTAAAGAACAAGAAGGTTGGCAACGTAGAAGTCATGCCCATTGTTAATGATGACGATGGCAAAGGTATGACTACTCGTGCTACTAATGAGGAGGTGTTAAATGAAAAGTCAGTCTCAAAGTCCCAACAAAGATTCTTCGGGATGGTTAGAAAAGCTCAAAAGGAGGGTGAGAAGAAAGCTTCCTCACCTGAGGTTGCCAGAGTTGCTGCCAGCATAAAGAAAAAAGATGCCAAGGACTTTGCATCTACTAAACATAAAGGACTACCAGAGAAAAAGGTAGCAAAAGAAGAGACTTGTGGTAAAGGACAGTACTATTGTAATGATACTCAGAAGTGTAAACCCATTCCAAAAGGTATGAAAGTAAGGGATGATGGGTTTTTAACTAAAGAATCATTCGAGTCAGGTGTAATGAAAGCGAGGAGATATCATAGAGTAGGAAAACTCATGTCATTCAAGGATTTCATGAAGATTATGGGTGAAATTTTGGGGGAATGGGAAAAGTAATAAATAGATACACACACATTATGGAATATTACCATGTTTTCTTTTCTACTACCACTTGCAACGAAAGTTATTTCGGACGCAGTAAACAAAATTCCTGACAACGAGGAACTTGGAGAAAAATTAATAGATATTTGCTTAGTTATCCTAGGTAAGGCAGTTAAACTGACCAAAACTGACATGGATGACAAGTTACTTGAGACTGTGAAGGCTGCTATTGCAGCAAAGGAATAGTCCTTTTATAAATAAAACTTAGAACAATACACGATTAGAGAAAAAGATGTCACTTATTGGAACAACGGATGCTGCTGCATTCTCAAATAGTGTTGGTGTCACCAATGGCGATGCCACCGTAACAAAGAACGCTGCTGACACCGTTGTCGGTGGTGATGTACTTGAAATTTCTGGTGTTAACTATATTGTTAAGACCATTACTAGCACTACTAGCATAGAATTACATAAAGTATATGCTGGATCAACTGCTACAGTTGCTGCTGCTAATGTAATTAAAAGAACTCCTCCAAAACAGGTTGCAGAATTTGTAATCTTAGGTGGAGACTCTAACAGTTATGAGTTAATTTTTGCTGATTCTACTGAGGGTTCTCTTGCTGAGAGTAAGTCTCGTGGAATTAAGAATCCTGGTTGGTGGTTATACAGAACATTTACCGATCACTATGGTAACACTCGTCATAAGGCAGAGTGTATAGCAGCGATGTCTGTTGCTGCTGGTGTATCTGGTGACGCATCTGATGATACCATTGCTGCTGAAGTTGCATCTGCTGTAACTATCACATCACAACCTGGTAACTCTGCTTCATCTTCTGGTGCTGGTACATTTGCTGTTGCAACAAGTACAACAGGAACACCTGGCACACTTGCTTATGTTTGGCAACGTCAGAAAGCTGGAACTAAGCGTTGGGTTAACATCACTGCATCACTTGATACAGGTATCACATATGCTAACTTCACTACAGCCACACTTGGTTACAGTGGACTTGCTGGTGCTACACTAGATGGTCAAAACTATAGAGTTAAGATCACTTCTGCCAATGGTACAGAAGAAGTTACCTCTAACGGAGCAGGAACTTTAACATTCGGATCATAATATGATATGAATATTAGTGAATTGAACCATGAAAACTGGTTAATCTTTGCAATTAGAAATTATAACAACCCGTTGTCAGTTACCTATTCAGACTTTGAAGAGGATTTAAAGAGATTTAAGTACATTAAAAGACTACTGAGAAGGTATGAAACAACGGGTGAGTTGAAGACTCACTTGATACTTAATCATGTGATAGTATTGTATAATGTCTTTGATGAGGCAGCAACACCGCTGCTATTCTATAGAGTAGAAGCAACATATTGGTCTATTATGAAGGCGTTTATGTTATTTCTAAATAGATTACCACCTAAACTTAACGAAGATGTTGACGAGGAATGTCTAAAACAACTGAATCTAATATGACTGAATCAATTAACTCTGCTGGTAATGGATCTGGTTTACAGTTACCACCAGCATTTGTCATGGTAAATCCTAGACAACATCGTAAGTATAAGAAAAATAATGAGACAGTGGATGGTCGTACCAAAGGTGCTAAAGATCTCTTCTCCCGTATACAACGCAGAAAAATGACTGGAACAAAAAAAGAACATACTGAAATTGAATCTCCCATCACTGAAGTAGTGTCCTCTGAAACAGAGAGAGCACAGAAACAAATCGGACAGATGAAAAAATTAAATCGTCAGAAAGATTTACAGAAAAAACGTGGTGAAGCAAAGTCTAAAATGATGAATAAGACAAAGGAGATGGATACTCTTATGAAGGCAAGATTATCTGACTTCAAAAAGAAAGCATCATCACAACAGAAAAAATTAAAACGTAATAATGAGGAAACTAACGTGAATAAAGATGTAATACTTGAAAAACAAGACGTAGTACAGGTCGCACTAGACGTTGCTACATCAGAACTTGCACCACAGGGTGAAGGTCAATTTGCAAAGATCCAGTTTGGTGATGGATCTGTACAAAATCTAGATAACTTCTCAGCAAAGAGAATTGCAGCATGTTATGGTCAGTTGGATGATACACATAAGCAACAGTTCCAGTACATGCTGAACAAAGACGCTTCTACATATCAATCTGCACTTGATTTCGCAATCAGAAATGTGTAAGATTAGGAGCAATGTCTGACATTAACACAGCAATACTAGAAAGACTAGAAAAAGTTGTTGACACTCTTCAAGAAAACTCTATGAAGATGGGTCAACTTCTTGCTGTGCACAATGAGAAGTTAGACAAACAAGATAAGGTAGATGAAGTTCTGTTTGAAAAGTTAGACAGATTGTCAGCAGATCTAAACAGAGAAACAGCATCAATAAAGAAGGGGTGTGAAAGAGATATAAGATTGGTAGATGATAGACTACGTTTGATGGAGAAGAAGATGTGGACGATAGCAGGAGCGTTGACTGTTATATCGTTTATAGTCAGTCCAATAGGACAAAGAGTGCTCCAAGGCATAGTTGCAAACCAAAACTTGACAGAATCAATTCCAACACCTATAATAAGAACATTGAAGTAATCATTATGAATGTCGTATATCGACGATAAGTACATAAACTTAATATCTCCTCGCCTATCTCTCTTTACTCGCAAGAAAGCAGGACTCTACAATTTTAGATGTCCTTATTGCGGAGACAGTAAAAAGAGAAAGAATAAAGCAAGGGGATATTTTTTTAGAATTAAGGCAGACACTGTATACAAGTGCCACAATTGCGGTGTTGGTAGAACTTTGTCTAATTTTTTAAAGGATCAAGACATATTATTACATGATCAATATGTCATGGAAAAGTTTAAAGACTCTACCTCTAGTACAGGTAAAGGGTCTTACACACCAAATCCAAAACTTAATTTTTTACCTCCTAATTTTGTTAAATCTGCTACTGGTCTAGAAAAAATCTCAGACCTAAATATTTTTCACGAGGCTAGGAAATATCTAGAACAAAGAGGCATCAAAGATCTCGACTATTTCTACTATTGTCCAAAATTTAAAGAGTGGACTAATAAACAGAAGCGAACATTTGATACCCTCAGGCAGGATCATCCCCGCATCATCATCCCTTTCAAAGACAAAGAAGGTAACCTTTTTGGATACCAAGGCAGATCACTAGCACGCAATGCTAAACTTAGATATATCACGATCATGCTGGACGAGGAACAACCCAAGATCTTTGGACTGGATAGAATAGATACAAACAAATCAATTTACATTACAGAAGGACCTTTTGATGCGACGTTCATTAAAAACTCGGTTGCCATGGCTGGTTCCGATATTGATATTAGGGCGTTTGGTTGGAGCGATTATATTTGGGTATTTGATAACGAACCACGCAATAGAGAAATCGTCAACAAAATCTCCAAAGTCATTGACAGAGGAGATAAGGTAGTCATTTGGCCTAACAATATTCAGCAAAAGGACATAAACGACATGTCACTTGGTGGACATGATGTGCAAAAGATGGTAGAATCTAATGTATATCAAAAACTAGAAGCAAAACTTAAATTTAATAACTGGAAGAAAGTATGACAAACGGTCACGGAACCAAAGTTCGTAAGCGAGACGGGTCTCTAACACCCCTTAATCTAGATAAGATTCATAAGGTAGTAGAAGAAGCGTGTGAAGGGTTAGGGGGCGGTGTGAGTGCCTCTCAAGTAGAGATGAACTCAGGTCTTCAATTCTTTGATGGAATATCTACTAACGACATCCAAGAAATATTAATTAGATCAGCGAGTGATCTTATTAGTTTGGAAACACCAAACTATCAGTTTGTAGCAGCAAGATTGTTGTTGTATTCTGTTTATAAACAGGTGTTTGGATCTGAATGGGTCAATGGATTCACCAGTGTTTATGATCATGCGTCAAAATGTGCTGATATTGATGTATATGATAAGGATATTCTTGGTAAATATACAGAAGAAGAATGGGATGAAATTAATTCATGGATAGATCATGATAGAGACATGTTGTTTACCTATGCAGGACTCAGACAAGTCGTTGACAAATATCTTGTACAGGATAGAAGTTCTGGTGATGTTTATGAAACACCACAGTACATGTATATAATGATTGCTGTCACATTATTCCAAAATTACACTGAAAATAGATTAGATTACATAAGGAGATATTACGATGCCATTTCCAAACACAAGATCAACATACCAACCCCCATCATGGCAGGAGTTCGCACCCCTCTTCGGCAGTTTGCGTCTTGTGTTTTGGTTGACGCTGACGACACCTTGGATAGTATTTTTACTTCTGATATGGCCATTGGTCGTTACGTCGCTCAGAGGGCTGGGATTGGTATCAACGCAGGCCGCATCCGTGGGATCAACAGTAAAATCAGGGGTGGAGAAGTTCAACACACAGGTGTTGTACCGTTCCTCAAAAAGTTTGAAGCAACTGTCAGATGCTGCACTCAAAATGGCATTAGAGGTGGATCAGCGACTGTCCACTTCCCAATCTGGCACAAAGAAATAGAAGATATTATTGTACTTAAAAATAATAAAGGTACAGATGATTCTAGAGTTCGTAAGTTAGACTATAGCATACAAATTACAAAATTATTCTATGAAAGATTCATTAGCGGGGGTACTATCAGTTTGTTTTCTCCTCATGATGTTCCCGATCTTTATGATGTCTTTGGAACTGAGGGATTCGACGAACTCTACGAACAATATGAAGCAGACGAAACTGTCCCAAGAAAATCAATTCCTGCTCAGGATTTGATGTTAAGCATCTTAAAGGAAAGGGCAGAGACAGGAAGATTATACATAATGAATATTGATCATTGCAATAGTCATAGTTCTTTCCTAGACAAGGTAAACATGAGTAACTTATGTCAGGAAATTACATTGCCCACTACACCACTAGAACACATTGATGGTGAGGGTGAAATTGCATTGTGTATTTTGTCTGCTATCAACGTAGGCAAGATCAATAGGTTAGATGAACTTGAAAATCTCTGTGACCTAGCAGTTAGAGGACTAGAAGAACTGATTGATTATCAGAACTATCCTGTTGCTGCTGCAGAACGTAGCACACTAGCACGTAGGTCATTGGGTATTGGTTATATTGGACTAGCACATTACCTAGCAAAACAAGGACTCAAGTATGACAACCCAGAAGCATGGAAATCAGTACACCAATTGTCTGAATCTTTCCAGTACCATCTACTCAAGTCAAGCAACGCAGTTGCAAAAGAGAAAGGAGCATGTGAATATTTCTCTCGTACGAAATATTTCAAAGGTATCCTCCCAATCGACACTTATAAAACAGACATTGATGAGTTCTGTAGTGGAGAGTTAAATTATGATTGGGATTCTTTACGGTTTGACATCCAAGAGTACGGACTTAGGCATTCAACGCTGTCCGCACAGATGCCATCAGAAAGCAGTTCCGTTGTGTCTAACGCAACAAATGGAATCGAACCACCTAGAGCATACTTGTCCACTAAGAAGTCCAAGAAAGGACCTCTTAAGCAGATTGTTCCACAGTATGGGTCTTTGAAGAATAATTACACATTGCTATGGGACATGAAGGACAACGATGGATATATAAAGATCGTGAGTGTGATGCAGAAGTTCTTTGACCAAGCAATTTCTGGCAACTGGAGTTACAATCCAGAAAATTATGAGAACAATGAAGTACCTGTATCAGTTATGGCGGGTGACCTACTTAAAACATATAAGTATGGTTGGAAGACATCGTATTATCAAAATACATACGATCAGAAAGGAGATGAACCACAACTGACAGAAGAGAAGAAAGCAAGTATAGAAGATCTATTACAAGACATACTAACAACCGAGGAAGAAGACTGTGACAGTTGCAAAATTTAGAACAAACACACCTAACAGACCTATGACAAGTGTAGAGGGCATGACGGTATTTAATACCGACAAAGTAGATACTACTAAAGGACAGATGTTCTTTGGTGCTCCTCTAGGAGTACAAAGATATGATAAGTTTAAGTATCCTATCTTTGATAAGTTGACACAGAATCAACTTGGTTTCTTTTGGAGACCAGAAGAGGTGTCTCTACAAAATGACAGGGCGGATTACCAGAAATTAAATGCTGCACAGAAACACATATTTACTAGCAATCTCAAGTATCAGATCCTCTTGGACTCCGTACAAGGTCGTGGTCCTGGCATGGCATTCATGCCTTATTGCAGTTTACCTGAGTTAGAAGGTTGCATGAACATATGGCAGACTATGGAGATGATTCATAGTAGATCATATACACATATCATCAAGAATGTATATCCAGATCCATCAGAAGTCTTTGATAAGATTTTAGATGATGATCATATACTTAAGAGAGCACAATCAGTTACTAAAGCATATGATGAATTCATTAATGATGCTCATACATATGACACTAGCAACTGGTGGAGACCAGACTGGCAAGGCAGTCCAACTGTAGCATGGGAAAAGAAAGAATTGAAGAGAAAGTTATACAGAGCAGTAGCAAATGTATACATCTTAGAAGGTATTAGATTCTATGTTTCTTTTGCATGTTCATTTGCATTTGGTGAACTTAAATTGTTAGAGGGTTCAGCAAAGATCATAGGACTGATTGCGAGAGACGAATCACAACATATGACAGTTACACAAAACATTATGAATAACTGGAAGAAGGGTGATGACCCTGATATGTTAGAGATTGTCAAGGAAGAGGAAGACTATGTGTATAGTATGTTCCAAAATTCTGTAGAAGAAGAGAAGTTATGGGCAGAGTATTTGTTCAAGGATGGATCTATCATAGGTCTCAATGATAAATTACTACAGAGGTATGTTGAATGGACTGCGAATCGTAGACTTAAGTCAATCGGTTTGAAACCTATCTTTGATGTACCTATATCTAACAACCCACTACCATGGACGCAGCATTGGTTATCTTCTAAAGGTATGCAAGTTGCACCACAGGAGACAGAGGTAGAATCTTATCTTATTGGTAGTATAAAACAAGACGTTAAGAAGGATACCTTTGCGGGATTCAAATTATAACTATGGATCTTTGGAAAAATTATAAAGCAACTGTTGCTAAGATTTTTCCAGATATAGAATTTGTTAAGCGACATGCTGAATGGACTAATAAGAAAGGTGTAAACCTAACTGCTGATTTGTACTCAGGTGAACATCTAATTAAGTCAAGACAAGTTGAAATCTGGGATGATAAATCTTGCAGCATTCATAACAATATAATATACCCTAAGACAGGATCTAATCTACCCTGTTTTGGTATGGATCTCATGGGAATGAGTGATAAACGAGTTGTTATTGTGTTTGATTTCCAACATCCTGTAGAGAACTACTTGTTTTATACACCAGAGTTACCTAAAGTAGAGGGTACATATAGATTCTTTGAAGCGGGTAATCATTTCTCTGACAATCTTATTGTTAGATACTGCAAACCTGATGAGGTAGATGAATATCTACCACTGTTTACAAAGTATCTACAATTCTATAAAGATATGCTCAATGAGCATCAACCAACTGGTACTGATACTGATCAGTACAATGACTTTGATAAGTATATGATAAGACTAGATCCAATCTCTGGATATCTCTCCAGTAGATTTGGTAAAGAACAATCAGAAATTTTAATCAAAGAATTCTTTTTCAGTTATGCCTAAGATAGAATTTGAACACAGTTGGGGTGGTAAAGAAACAACCTTACAAAAAATTAAGAAGTGGATCAATAAACAGAAACCACCTTTTAATATTATTCTTAAATATCTTTTTTCATACATAGAAAAATGGTACTGGGATGGTAAAGTTCTACAAACTATGGCAGGAGTTGATCTAGAAACTAAAAAACTACATGAACAATGGGATAAAGATGACAAACAAATCACCCCACACATCGTGGAGAAAGGAGTACTTGGAGATGAAGGCTGGTCTATCGAAATATCAAATCCAATTGTTGAACGAGGGACCTCAACAACTAGCACAGGCATGGTTACTGGGAGCGATGCACAACGACTACAAGAAGATGAAGGGGATAAAGGAACCACCCTATAGAGAGTCAGGATATCAAACTACAATGAAGGAATTTTTTGCTCGATGGAAGTAATTGAAGATCTAATAAAAATAATACAGAAACATCAGAGGACTCTACCAAATGTAGAACCTCTTGATGTTGATTCTGAGTTTGAATCTGTACTACATGATACTGATGATGGCAAACTTGATATCAAAAATGAGATGTACTATTGTACTGGACTTAGGAAGGTGCATATAGAGATTGCTAAACTAGGTAATCTAAACATAGTACATTGTATATGGTATCCTGATCCAGAGTTTGACTTACCTATTTTTGGTGTAGATATAGTTGCAGTAAAAGATATAGTTAGTGCTGCCATCACAGACATATCTCCTGTAGATGGTCTTGAACATGATATCTTTGAAGACATAGAAGACATCAGTGACAGTTTTTATTTCCCACACGAGAGAGTTTTACCAGAATGGGGTGAAGTATTCTCACCATACTGTAAGTTTGCAAGACTAACCACAGATAAAGAGAAGAAAAATTTCTGTGATATTGTAGACCAGTACCTTGACATATTTGTTGGTGCTGTATGGGGTGCTACTAGAGATAGTTCTAGATCAGAACACAGATACTTTGGACAGATAGAATACTGTCAACAACAAATGAAAAATGATAAGACTAAGAATATATTGATAAACTATTTTGGTAAGGAATGGGCAGAAAGATATATGACAGAGGTCTTATTTGACGAACCATAAATATTAGGAGACTTGTTATGACAACGTGGCAGAGTACACAAACCCGTGGATTTATAAAGGCAATATTTTTGATTCTGATGACATCGGCGATCACTATGGGTTCGTCTATTGCATCACCAACACCATCAATGGGAAGTCCTACATCGGAAGAAAGTACTTCGTGCAAAAAAGAAAACCCAGAGGAGGAAAGCGAAGAGTTACAAGTGAGTCAAACTGGAAACGATATTTTGGAAGCTCTGACGAACTTAAACAAGATATTAGAACAATGGGAGAAGAGAATTTCCGAAGAGAAATCCTCTCGCTCCATCCAACAGTCGGAAAAACAAACTACGCAGAGACAAGACAACTCTTTTTAAATGATGTCCTGACAAAGAGGTTGACAGATGGCACTCCTGCCTATTATAATAGTAACATCTTAGGAAGATACTATAGAAAAGATTATTTTTAAATATTATGCAAATTTTTCTAGACACTGCTGATATCAATGCAATAGAAGAACGATACGACAGTGGAATAGTTGCGGGTGTAACAACTAACCCGACACTTGTTGCAAATCAAGGAATCAATTACCTAGAATTAATACAAGATATTGCAGAAGCATTTCCTGAGATGGAAAGTATATCTGCAGAGGTCAAAGGTGACACAGCAGCAGAGATGATAGATGATGCTGCAAAGTATCGTGACATTAGCGAAGCAGTAACTATCAAGTTACCTATGACAAAGGAAGGAATCAAAGCATGTAAATATTTTAGTGATGTTGGTGTCAAGACTAACGTGACTCTTTGTTTCTCAGTAGCACAAGCAGCAATGGCAGGAATGGCAGGAGCAACATACATCTCACCATTTGTAGGTCGTCTTAATGACAACTCATTTAGTGGTGTAGAATTAGTTCGTGGCATTGCTGATTTGTATTGCACACAAGCAATAAAAACAAAAGTCCTCGCTGCTAGTTTACGTGATGTACATCATGTATCTCGCTGCTTCCTTTATGGTGCAAAGGTTTGTACCCTACCTGTAAAAATATTTGATAAAATGTATGACCATGTTCTTACTCGTGAAGGACTAGATATATTTGACAAAGATTTTAAACGCATGGTATAATGTTTACTGTATACTCTAAACAAGGGTGTCCTTTCTGTGAAAAATTTAAACAAATTTTAGAACTAGAAGGATTGCCTAGTCTGATATTAGATTTGAATACAGACTATTCGTACGATGAATTCTATGAATTATTTGGAGAAGGATCTACCTTTCCACAAGTAATCATGGATGACATACCTTTAGGAGGTTGTCAAGATTCATTAAGATACATGCAAGAAAATAATTTATGCTGTGAAATATCATGACAGAAGCATTAGAAATTACAAAAGAAGAATTTGATACTAACAAAGATGATTACCTTGATCGTGTAGAGAAAGGAGAGATTATTATTGTTAGACATCCTGATGGACGAGCAGTTCTTGCTATTCCAGAACAGTGGGATGAAGACTTAATAAATTTATGGAACCATGATGACGGAGCATGATTAAAATTATAGAATCAATAGCACAGAAAGAACTCTACATGGGTTATATCTTTGGTATTATGATAATAGGCGGTTACATCAGACAGTATCATGTACTTGATGATGTATATTCATTAGCAAAAAGATATGTAAAAGATGCTCGCATCATGATTATTATTACATCATTGATAGGAGGAGTCTTACCAATACCTGGTAGAGTTGCATTGTCAGCACCACTATTGGATGCTATTGCACCACCTGATAAAAAGAAAAGAAGTGAGTTTGGTATTATAGATTATCTTTCTACACATCATTACTATTGGTGGTCACCATTAGAGAAGACAATCATTCTTCCTATGGCAGCACTAGGTATAACTTATGGAGAGATGCTAAGTTATACTTTTCCTTTTCTACTCGTATGCATTGGATACACTTGGTGGTATATCTTTACCAAAGTAAATCCTAGAAGTGTCATACCTGACATGAGTAACATCAGAGATTTTGATTGGAAGAGAGCATTAAAAGGTTGGGCACCATTCATAGCAACAATATGGTTCTTGTTATGTGTGGGTAAAGCAGGAGCAATCCTATTCTTTCCTTGGTTTGCTGCTATGTGTTGTTACTATGCATGGTTATGTAAGGATTGGAACTGGGGCAAGTATATTAATAAACAGTTTGCAATTATATCTACAATAGTTTTAGCACTAGGTGGTGTGGTAGGATTGATTAAAGAACCAGTTATGGTATATCTTAAATCTGCAACACCAGAAATGATTATACCTGTAACTATTGTATCCATGGTAGCAGCATGGATCATGGGATCATCAGGTAAGTATGCAGGAATGACATCAGCACTTGTGTTGATCTTTGGTCCTCAATATCTTACATGGTTTCTTGCTACAGAATACTCAGGGTACTTATTATCTCCTGCACATAAATGTTTAATGATAGGTCAACAATATTTTGGTACACCAATTCGTAAATATTATGTTGTCTTAGGACGAATGTGTGCTATACTAATAGTATTAGCATTTATTGGCACCTTTTTACCATGAAACTTGAAGTGATCTTAGAACGCTATCCGTACAGGTATGTACAGTTTGGCAAACTAAAAACTGGTTATCCAGATTTTAGAATACAGAAGTTCAATGAATGGACACGAAGATACAATGACATGTACTTGCTAGATAGTCAAGCACAACTAGATTGTTGTATAGAAGACCACGAATATACTAAGTGGTTAGACCCTGACCCAGAAGTTGCTGCCTATGGTGGCAGAAAAGATACAGTTACATCCCCTTACACATCATGAGCGTAAAATCAAACGTAGAACGTGCTGAATCAGCAATGAGAAAGGCACTAATCAATGCTCTCGCAGAGGGAGAAGATCAACATCTATGTGAACTATTTGAAATGCTAATGGCATTACGTGACTTAAAATCACAAGTCAATAACACTATTAGATTCACTGACAATACACAGCAGTATTATAATAGAGAAAGTGAATTTAATCTAGACATTAGTTCACATGATAATGTTATACAGTTTCCTACTAAACATGGAGGAGATTTAGATGCACTGGATGATATTGAAATCAACACAGATGGAGACGAAGAGGGTTGACACCCTCTTTTTTTATGCTATAGTATATTTGTTGGACGCAACGTTGGGAGTGACTGAATAAACTTACTGGCAACCGCTAGTTAAGGTGATGAGACACAGGTGGTGCTGCTACGAAAGTAGAACCGACTCAACCAGTCGGGTCTCAGGCAAGAAGGTTTTTACTCTGTAGTAATGCCCCTTCTTTGTTGGTATACAGGATTCCAACCTCCCTCTTTATTTTTTAAAGACCTAAGATGCAACTGAGAAGTGGGGCAGATGGTCTTTTTTTATTGTGAATGTGATGGACATAGACGAGATACAAGCACATAAGTATCCTTTCGCACAGGACATAAATCCAGATCTTCATAGAGTCATTTGTGAGAATAGTGTTACCGAAGATAAGGGAGCATTGATGACTCAGTGGAATTGTTTTGATGTAGAAGAGTTTAATGTTATCGCAGACTATGCGAAGAGTTTAATTGATAGACCTACTAAATTGGTAGATCTATGGGGTCAAGTGTATCAGTATGGACACTATCAGAGTTATCATAATCATATTCATAACGATTGGGCATTCGTATACTACGTGAATACACCATATGGATCTTCACCTATTGTATTCAGAACAAGTAACAAAAGAATTAAACCTATAACTGGGATGTTGATATTATTTCCTGGTTATATGGATCATTATGTACCTCCTAATAAGGGAGAAGGTAGAAGTATCGTAGCGGGAAATTTAGTATACACATAAATACTTCTAGCTTAGAGAAAGTGTCTGTAGGACTAGAAGTATGTCAAAAATTCTTGCAAATGAAATTGCTAATTACGGTGATGACTCACCGATAGATCTGAAGGAGGGTCTGAATATCCCTGCTGGAAAACCAATACAGACAGCAGGATCGTCTGGTACTACAGGACAAGTCCTGTCTACTACAGGTACTACAGTGCAATGGGTAACACCATTTAGTGGAAGTTATAATGACTTATCTAATAGACCAACTATTCCTGCAGCACAGGTAAACTCTGATTGGAATGCTTCGAGTGGTGCTGCTGTAATCTTAAACAAACCAGTAGTTCCTCCTCAATCAAGTGTCACTACAGCATCTGTAGGAACTGCTGCTCTATCATACAACAGTGGTAATGGAGAGTTTACATTCACTCCTCCAGATCTTTCATCATACGCTACAGAAACATACGTAACTACTAGAGGATACTTAACATCATATACAGAAACTGATCCTGTATTCTCTGCATCTGCTGCATCTAATGTAACTACTGCAAAAATTTCTAACTGGGATACATCATACAGTTGGGGTAATCATGCTTCTGTAGGATACTTAACTATGGAGTCTGATACTCTACAGACAGTTGTTAGTAGAGGTAATACAAGTACAAGTCCAGCATACTTTACAGCAAAATTACAATATAGTAATGCGTTTGTAGCAGCAGATATTACTTCATCTCTTGCTACAACTTATGATGGTTTCTTTTTAAAGAATACTACTGATGGTAATGCATACTATTCACACAATACTGCATGGAAAAAATTATTAAATGAAGATTCAATCCTTGATAATCTATCTGATGTAGATCTATCTGTTGCACCTACAAATGGACAGGTTCTTAAATGGGATTCTGGTACATCAAGATGGAAAGCAGCAAATGATTTAACAGGTGGTGGTGGAGGAGGTCTTTCACTATCAGATCTTTCTGTTCAATCATCAACAGCAGCAGGAGGAGGTACTCTTGTATACAATAATGGTAGTGGTGTATTTACATATACTCCACCAGATCTTAGTAGTTACATAACATCACTAGGAGATGCTATTCGTGATGCTGATTTCACAACCAGTGGTTTGATGAAGAGATCTAGTGCTGGAGTTTATACATCAACTACAGATAATAGTTCTAACTGGGACTCAGCATTTGGATGGGGTAACCATGCATCACAAGGATATCTAACACAACTTCCTGTTCATGGACTAGGAGTTCATACTGGTGTAACTCTTACTAATGAAACAGCAGGAGACTTGTTACAATATAGTGGTACACAATGGGTTAACTGGACACCAAACTATCTTACATCAGAAACAGATACACTACAATCTGTAATTGATAGAGGTAATACTGTTACAGGGAAAGATATAAATTTTGGAGAATATGCAGCAAATGCTCCAAAGATTACATATGATGATTCTGACCATTTACTTTGGTTTAAAAAACAAACTGCTGGTGGTGCTTCTGCTAAAATCTGGTTAGGGAGTGGAGTAAGTTTTGATAATCTTGAACTTAAACAAACCTATACGAACGGTGGTCAATCAGAAATTACTGCATATAATTCAGACTTATTTTTATCAACTCAATCTACTGGTAAAAATATTAAGATACAAAGTGGCAACGATATCTATATTAGTAACGGTGGTTATGATGCTATTAAAGTTCTAGAAAATGGTGTTAACAATGGTGCTGCTTTAAGTGTTGAACTTCATTGGGGAACAGGAGCAGGAAGTAAAAAATTAGAAACAACTACCAATGGAGTTACCGTATCAGGAGCGTTGACTGCTGGTGGTTTGACCTATCCAACAGTTAATGGTACAAATGGTCAGGTATTGACGAGTGATGGAGCTGGTAACGTAGCATGGGGAGTTGGCGGTGGTGGAGGTGCTAGTGTAACTATAAGTGACACACCTCCAGCAGCATCTGCTGGTGACCTATGGTGGGAAAGTGACAGTGGACGTCTAAAAATTTACTATCAAGATGTTGATAGTTCACAGTGGGTTGATGTAGCACCACCACTTGCACCAGCGTTATCCTCAAACGCCCCTGCTACTGCTAGTTCTACTGGTACTGCGGGTGATATTAGATATGATTCTGGTTATGTATACATTGCTGTTGCAACTAATACTTGGAAAAGAGCAGCACTAACAACTTGGTAAAATAAATAAAACATAAGGAGCATACTGAGCAATGGCAATTAATTTTCCCGCAACGGGAGGGCAAGCAACTGACGGAACTTTTACATACACTGTAGCAGGGATAACATACGCATGGAATGGATCATCGTGGGCAGCTGCAGGAGCTGGTGCGAGTGCTACTAATAGATCATTGTTTAGTGTCACTACTAACTCTTCTTCTGGTGGTGGAGCATTAAGTTATGATCAGAACAGTGGAGGATTTACATACACACCTCCAGATTTATCTGCGTTTATTACAGGAGAATCAGATACACTGGCAACAGTAACTGGAAGAGGTAACACAACAACTCAAACAATTGAAACTACTCTTGGTAGTTTTAAATGTCAGATTGGTAATGGTAATCAAGGATTTTATCTTTATAATGGTGCTTCAACACATGCATCTTTTCATTGGAGTAGTTCTGCAAGTGGAAATTATTTTAGAGGTGATGCTGGTGGTAATCATCCATTCATTATGCAGGACTTTTCAAGTGTTAGTATAAATCCTGGCACTTCTGGTGTTAATTTAAGTTACGGTGGAAGTTATAAATTTTCCACTACTAATACTGGTGTAACAATTACGGGAGCGTTGACTGCTGGTGGCAATACTTATCCAACAACCAACGGGACTAGTGGACAGGTCTTGACTACTGATGGTGCAGGATCTGTAACATGGGAAACTGCTGCAGGATCAAGAACTACTGCAGTCGTAACAGTTAACATTGCAAACGAAGCTGTATCTAACACATCATTTACAACTCCCAAAACATATGCTCTTCTAAAAGTATCAACATCTCATGCTGCATGGGTAACATTATACAGTGATACTGGTAGTAGAACTGCTGATGCATCAAGAGGAATAAATGTAGATCCTTTACCAGGTTCTGGTGTTCTATCTGAAGTAATTACTACTGGTAACCAAATACAATTAATTACACCTGGCACAATATGTTTTAACTCTGCTGGTACAGGAACCACATACGCAAAGATAGTTAATAAATCAGGATCAACAGCGAACATAACAGTAACACTTACATACGTTGTATTGGAGAGTTAATATGTCAGAAAAAATCTATATTGTCACTCTTCATAATAGGGAAGACTTGGACGGATTTTATGATGATATGAAGGACAATGGGTTTCGTTTAAATATGAAACGTCCTATCAGTAGGAACACACACTACTGGATGACAGATGAACAAGCAGAAGAATTAAAACAAGATCCTAGAGTATGGGATGTAGACTTGCGTCCAGAAGATAGAGGAATATATCCTAAGAAATGTGCAACACCAACTGATAATCAAGTTCCTAGAACACTTGAGGGAAGTTTCTGGAAAGCAGGAGGCATTGATACTAACAATAGTTTTCCATGGGGTCTTTCACATACCATTGATTCTACAGGTACAGTTAGAGGTAAAGGACAGTTTGGATCAAGTGGAGGAAGTTATAATCAATATGTTACAACCATACCAGGTGATAATTATGAAAATGCATGGGGAGATGGTAGACACGTAGACATAGTTGTTTGTGACGATCCTGTATCTGCTGACTGTGGTGATTGGAGTGGGTTTGCAGCAAACAGATTTGTTTCATATGATTGGTTCAACGAGTTGAATACTGAAGTGACATCTATAGATGATGATGGTCAGACTCTACCTACTGGAGCTGTAACTTACTATAGTAATGCAACCAATCCTGAGTATCATGGAACTCACGTTGCTGGAACTTGTGCAGGAAATTATTATGGACTTGCAAACGAAGCAAACATATATGGATTACAAATTCTAGGAACGATGCCTTCTGGTCAGAGTTTACCTACACTATTATTATATGATTACCTTAGAGCATTCCATAAAAAGAAACCTATCAATCCTGTAACTGGATATAAGAACCCTACAATATCAAATCATAGTTGGGGGTATAGTACAGAGACATCTTTAGAATCAGAATTTCCTGCTGGTATTGCAATTGGAAATGTTGTAGAAGTAAATTATCAAGGTGTGCAATACAATTCTGGTAATCCTAATGCTGCTGGTTGGACAATGGCAGGATTAGAAACAGATTTTGGTATTGCTCCTAACAAATGGAGTATTCCTGTTACACTTACATCTGTCAATGCTGATGTAGAAGATGCTATTGCAGATGGTATAGTTATTATTTGTGCTGCTGGTAATGATAATTTTCATGTAGTACCACAAGGTGATGCAAATTATAATAATTTTGTTATCTTCCAAGGATATAATAGTAACTCTCCAGTCTATTTTAATAGAGGTATGTCTCCTGCCAGTGCACCAAATGCAATTATGGTAGGATCATTGAATAGTGATGCTTCATTCAAGAGGTCATCTTTTACAAACTTCGGTCCTAGAATAGATGTCTTTGCACCTGGCACTAATATATTATCTGCATGGGGAAATCCTGCTACTATTACAGGAGGTAATGCAGGAGCAGGATTCGCTGATACGAAATATGGTGGTAATAACTGGATGTATCCTATAAGTGGAACTAGTATGGCATCACCATTAATTGCTAGTGTTGCAGCAATGGTTGCTAGTGCTAGGAGGACAGATAGATTTAGTAATGATGATCTCCGTGCATACATGAATAACAATAGTGTCTTTGGTGACATGACATTTGATGTTGGTGGAGGAACATTTGCTGACAACTCATGTAGAAAAGATAGTCCTAACAAATATTTGGTAACAAAAAATCCTAGAAAACAGAATGGTAATTTACAGAATAAAGTAGGAGATAGAAGAAGTGGTGCAGTATTTCCTAGACCTAAAAAATTACATGCTACTAATGGATTTCCTAGTGGTCTATTATCTACCTCATCACAATTATCAATACAAAAAGAATGGAAATCATATAATTCAACAGTAGGTCCTACAGGTTTTAAAGATCCTGCAACTGCTGGTTTATATAATTATCTTTCCGATCTATACATTCCTACTAATGAAGCAGGTCCTACAGGATACCCAGTAATGATTTGTTTACATGGTAATGGTGGTAATGGTAGTACTATCAATGATCCAATCTATGCTACACTAGGAGATCATATTAGAGTAGGTCCTTATGGTTCTGGAAGCAGTTGGAATATAGTTGATGAAAGTAGCATCGCTCCTGACATAGAATATCTAAGAAATCTTATTAAGTTATTGAAGACATTTACAAATGTAGATAGCACAAGAATTAGAATCTCTGGTATATCTAATGGTGCAGCACTAGCATGCAGAGCGTTTGTTGAGATAGATGATCCTGCTGTTGATTTAATTGTTCCTATTGTATCTCAATTTCATACTAATGAGGTAAATAATTTTACACAGTTCTTTATGCCAACAGATCATTTAGATACTAGTGGATCTGCTGGAAGTTATGGATACACTGTTCAGAAAGTTCCTGTTGCTGGTAGAAAAATATTGATGATGCAGAATACTAATGATGGTGTCATACCTTATAATGGTGGTGCTGGTGTTGGTATTCAATTCATAGGTGCTAGACTATCCACATATCGTATGGCACAAGCTATGGGATGGGCAGGAGGAGAACAGAATACTGGATTAACATTCCAAGGAGACGCAGCAACACAACTCTATCGTTATAATATTAATGGGAATGTAAATGAAGTTGTTCATTGTGCAAGTAATGGTGGACATGGTGTCAATGCAAAGATGATTGCTTTGTTTGAGGAATGGGTAGAGAGTGATGGTCAGACAATTACAGTTACATTACCATCTAATACATATAATATAACTGTGACTGCAAACAGTAACGTTAACTATCAACTAAGTGGAAATGATAGGAATGGATTAGTAACTGGTAATGATCCTACAGTTACTGTACAGGCAGGAGATACAATTAACTTTATTGTTTCAAATACATTTGGTCATCCATTCTATATTAAGACTGTTTATGTTGGTGGTTCTGGTAGTCAAGTATCAACAGGAACTGTAACTGGAACACAAGGAACACAGAGTGGAACTCTGTCTTGGAACACAACAGGAGTGTCATCAGGAACATATTATTATGTTTGTTCTCCACACGCATCTCTTGGTATGGGTGGATCAATCGTTATCACATAAATAAACTTGAGCAGTAGTAACATTTGGTAGATAAATGGCAGATCGTTTTCCGTTAATAGTAAATGCGGTTTCTCAAAAGATTGAGGAACTGATTTCTGGTGACAATTTAGAATTGTCTGGTAACAATATAGTCATAAGTGGTGACACAGGAGCAGGAAAATATCTTACCAGTAACGGTACGGTTGTTTCATGGGGAACACCTGGTGATGTGTATCTAACACAAAACCAAGTCTTAGAAAATAAAACTTTTACTTCATGTGTAATTTCTGGATCTGCTAATACTCTCTCTAACATACCAAACGCTGCTCTTTCAAACTCCACAATACAAGTAAACGGTGCTGCTATTGCTCTAGGTGGATCTGTTACAACACCAAATGACAACACCACTTACGTTGTGAGTGCACAAGATGGTGTCAATAATAATACAAAAGTTATTAGACTAACTGCTGGTGGATCAGGACAAGGAGATGATGATGTCAGTATCGCTGTAGGTCCTCCTGCTGCTGTTCCTGCTGGATCTAATGCTCTTGCTCTAGCAATCAATAGAGTTGGTGAAGTCATTACAATATCTGGTACAGCACCTGATGCTGATACTATAACAACAGTGAAGTCTGGAACTGGTGGTACAGCACAGACTGGAGATATTACAATTGCTGCAACTGGATCCTCTACAGTATCTCAGGACACAGCATCTAAAACAATTACGATCAACTCAACATATGTTGACACGATCACGAAGATAAGAGCAACCACAGGACAAGTATTAAATCCTGGTAACTTTACATTCTTATCTGGTGGTGCTACTACTGTTGCTCAAGGTGTTGATGGTAATGGCGACTCAACAATTACATATACATCTGTTGATACTATAACCAGATTGAAGGGAGGAGCAGCTGGATCACTTGTAACTGGTGATGTCGAGTTTACTGGTGGAGCAAACGTCACAGTATCACAAGCGGGTAACACAATTAGTATTGCTAGTGTAGATACAAACACAGTAACTAGACTTTCATCTGGTGCTAACGTTGTTACTGCAGGAGACTTTAAGTTTGTAGGAACTGGTGCTACTAGCATTTCACAAGCAACTGCTGGTGGTGTAACAACATTCACAGTCACATCTGCTAACGATGACACTGGTGCAGCGTTGACAGCATCCGCTGGTATCTTATTATCAGGTACAGATTTCCAATTAAAAAATGCTGGTAACTTTAGTGGTAATCAATTATTAAAGTGGGACTCTGGTAACAGTCAGATAGGAAACAGTTTGATTTCTGATAACGGGTCTACTGTTACAGTTTCTGGTGACTTAGTTGTAGATGGCACTCAAACAATTTTAAATACTACTACTTTAATAGTAGAAGACAATAGTATAGAATTAAGAAAGGGAAATAATTTAGTTGGAAATGACGGCGGTGTACAGATAAACTTAGAAACAGATGGTAGTGGATCTGTCACAAAATATCAATCATTACAGTGGTTTAACTCTGGTGGATACTGGAGAGGATGGGACGGTTCTGTTGAAAGAAGGTTTGTTACAGAGGCAGAGACACAGATTCTTACTAACAAAACTCTTACATCTCCAACACTTACCTCACCTAACATCGGTGCTGCTGTTGCGACATCAGTCAATGGTCTTATAGTTAGTACAACTGCATCTGCAACACTAGACATCGCAACATCTAAAGTGTTGGATGTAAATGATTCTCTAACATTAACATCAGATAACCCTGCTGCAACAGTTGCTGTTAACTTTAGAGTTGGTGGAGACGTAGCATATAGATCTGATACTCTTGCATCATTCTCATCTACCACATCTACACAGATGCGTGGTTTGATTACAGATACAACAGGATTAGATAAGTTAGTATTCCAGACCAACCCTACAATTTTAACTGGTATTACTACAACATCTGCAGGATTTAATTTAGTTAACACTGGTGCTACAAGTATATTGTTTGGTGGTGCTGCTGGAAGCATCGTCATGGGTGCTTCAACTGGTGATACAACTATCAACCATGACTTAATACTTAAAGAAGATCTCACTGTTGGTGTTGATACAAATGATAACGCTGTATTCAATGGTAATCTTAACATTGAAAATGCAGACCTTACAATACGTGGAACTTCTAGTGATCCAATGCAAATTGGTAGAGGTGGTGGTGCTGTAAATACAAACACTCGTGTGGGTACATCAGCACTTGCTGCAAACACTTCTGGATCTCAGAACACAGCATTTGGATACCAAGCATTGTTCACAAATAATATTGGTGCATCCAATACTGCAATTGGCCACAGGGTTTTGAGGGCAGCGGGTGTCGGAAATAATAATATTGGTATTGGTAAAGATGCATTACTTGTTACACTTTCTGGTAGTAAGAACCTTGCGATTGGTAACAATGCAATGGAGACAAACTCGACGGGTAGTGGAAACGTCTGTATTGGACACTATGCTGGTTTTGATGTACAAGGTAATAACAACGTTCTTATAGGTCCTGCATACAATGAGACTTCTGCTGATGTAACATTTAGACCTCCTAATATTAGTGGAGATAATCAACTTGTTATTGGTTCTGGTGGACAAGCATGGTTGCGTGGTGATTCTAGTTACAATATTAGTACTAGTCAAAATCTTACCGTAGATGGAGATACACTTATCAAGGGTGATCTTACAGTTAATGGTACTACAACCACAATTAAATCTAATATTGTACAGATTACAGACAAGGCAATTGAACTTGCTGCTGTTGTAAGTACACAGTTTACATGTACTGCTGTATCTGGATCTGCAAATATCGTAGCGATTGCTCCTACACTAGGACTAATACCTGGCATGGAGATTACATCAAACACTGCTGGTATTACAGTTCCTGCTGGAACAATCATTGTAAGTATCACAAACGACACAGCGGTATTGAGCAACAACGTAACAGGATCTGGTACACCTACATTCAGTGCGATAGGTCCTTCTGATACTGCTGCAGAAGACGGTGGTATTATTGTTAAGGGTACAAGTGATAAGACATTCCTATGGAGAGGAGTTGATGGTGGTGTAACATATAATAGTTGGACATCATCAGAACATATAGATCTTGCAAGTGGTAAGAACTATTATGTAAATGGTATTCTAATTGCCAGTGATACTAATAAAGTTATCGGACCTACAAATGGTGGTGGTCAAGGACAGATTGATTTAAGTGGTGCTGGTGTTGCATACACACTTGGTAGTGCAGTCACAGGATCATCATTAACATCTGTCGGAACTCTTAGTGCATTGACTGTTAGTGATAATTTCAAAGTTAGACCAGGTAATACTTCAAACGCTACATGCTACATGGGAGTTGTAGGTAAATCTAGTGTAAACTATGCTGGAGGTAATGCCGATACTGCCTGTTTAAGAATTGAAGACACTGGTTCTAATAATGGTTATTATCATGGATTGGAATTTAGAACAAGACGTAGTGGTGATATTAGATTATATGCTCATGATCAAGGTGATAATTTAGCTGATTTTGTTGTTGCAGTTGATAATGGTAGTGTACTCGTAGAAAGATTACGCATACAATCTGATGGTGACGTAGTACCTGGTTCAGATAACGCACAAGATCTTGGAGCATCTAACTTACGTTGGGCAAACGTCTACTCTGGTGACGTTCATCTAAACAACACAGGAATGGGTGGTAACGAGGTAGATGGAACTGAAGGAAACTGGACAATGCAAGAGGGTGCTGATGATCTATTCTTAATCAATAGAATCACTGGTAAGAAGTATAAGTTCAACTTAACTGAGGTGTAATATGGCATACTTTGGAGACGGATCAAATTTATCAGGGGTATCAGGAATACCAACTGGACTGATAGCAATGTGGTCTGGTGCTACAAATGCAATACCATCTGGATGGGTATTGTGTGATGGTAATAATGGCACACCAAATTTACAGGATAAATTTATAGTAGGTGCAGGAAGTTCTTATGCTGTAGATGCAACAGGTGGTTCTACAACTGATACTGTAAACATCTCTGTTAGTGGTTCTACAGGTTTTGAAAGTTTAGCAACTGGAGGTAATTCTGTATCAACAGGTTCTTTAAACAGAAGACACACTCATAGTTTTAGTGGGTCTGGTTCTGACACAGTTAATACTGTACCACCATACTATGCGTTAGCATACATATTTAAAACTTAGTCACATGGCATTTATAGGAACCACTGAAAGTTCTGGATCTAGTTTATCTGGTAAGTTACAGATAGATTCTGCTGGTCT